ATTGTTCTTACAACAATTCTTGGTCTACCATAAGCCAAAAGTTTAACGTTTTTATGCGTTGTAACGTCTTGTCTTTTTAATTGAATAGTAAGCGTTTGTTGAAAAAACGTAGTACCGTTATCGCGGCTTGAATTAATTGTAGTTTCAAAACTATTAGCACCTTTCAATTCGTATTTATACAATTGTAAAGCACCAGCAGCAATTGGAGTCCAGTCATTAATTTCATCAGTACCTGAAACATACGTAACGCTATCAGGGTTTAAGTCATCGTAGTTAATAAAGTAAATAGACTTCAATCCCGAAACGGAATCTTTACATTGTTCTATTCTACCATTTGTTATATCACAGCTCATTTTATTATTTTTTAAAGTTTAACAAAAAAAAAGGTGGTGTATATTGCACCACCCTTTATTATAGTTTATGTTTTTTAGTTAGCCGAGTTAACGATTCCGTAAGTAACTAAGTCAGAAGCAAAACCGTATTTCGCATCTGCTGTAAATCTCATTACTACACGTACATTTTGCGAACCGTCGATATCTCCCATGTCAATAACTTTAACTTCGTTCATATCATTCATTAAACCAGTCGCAAAGTACAAGTTTGAAGTTTGAGAAAGTAAAGCAGTATTTGCAGCAAGTCCGTTAGCTAAGAATATTTTAACTCCGTCGAAATACAAGTCATTCAATACTTGGTTATTTCCTTTGTTGTCGTATCCGTTTGCACCTACTCCTGAAGCAGCGAAGCCACCTAAAGCACGAACGTAAGCTCTATAAATGTTATTAGAAACATACAAAGTTAAATCTTCTTTACCGTACAAAGCAGCTGGCAAAGCGTCAACGATTGAACCTAATTGTGCAATAACGTTAGTAGCATCAACAGTAGTACCCGCAATTTCTTGCGCAGCTGGTAAAGCAGCATCAGTAGTTAATTGTGTCATTAAACCAGCGAACTGTCCAGCAGTTGCGTTAACACCTCTCCAGATTGAAGTTTCCATTCCAGCAGCAACTTTTTCAGCAGCGTGTGCGATTAAGAAATCAGCAAATGATTTAGGTAAAACATCGAATGCAGAATATCCCATTTGAATAGCGTCCCAATCTTGTCTAAAATCAGATTTACACAATTGTAAGTTAACTTGAAAAGATTCAGGTTGAAGAATTTTTTCAGTTAACGTAACTGTAGAAGTAGGGTCAAAATCACAAGTTGCGTTTTTGATAATATCGTCAGTTGCAACTCTTTTAATTACTTGTTTGTACTTAACATTTGGCATGATAGTAATACCGCCTTTCTCCAAAGTTGGAGCGCTTAACAAAGCAGCAGCGATATATTTTCCAGCGAACTCACCAGCATACGTTGTAGTAATGCTTTGAGTAGTTGATAGGTTAATTTTTTCCATTTTTATTTAGTTTTTTATTTTATTTATACTACGGTTAAAGTAATTGCACCAGCAGAAGTACCAAGTCCGAAAACATACCAGTTTGTTCCGTCACCTACTAATTCTACGAAGTCGCCGATTGTGTCAGCAGAAGCCGAAAACGTAATTGTGTTTTCATCAGCTCCAGGAACGTTAACGCTATTTACGATAACACCGCCTTGAATTTTGCTTGTAGCCGCTTTAATAGTCCAAGCAGTTGTTGCGAATAACGCACCTACTACAAACTTGTAAGATTGTCCAGCTCCATCAGCAACCGCTGGTAGTGTAATTTGCGCTCCAGCAGCAGCGTTTAAGATAAATACTTTACCGCTATCTTCAGCAGTTAAAGTTGTTGCACCTGTCAATGTTTCAATTACACCTACTTGACGTAAAGAATCATTTGAGATACTTGTTAATGTTGTACTCATTTTTTATTGTTTTTTAAATTATTACTTATTTAGTTTATTTAAAACTGAATCCATTATTGTGCGTGGTCTTTTAGACGCAAATTTTATAGACTCAACTTTGTTTTCGTTTTCAGGGTTAAAAGAAATTGGTTTAACTTCTTCAGATAGTTCTACCTCGTTTTCTTTAACCTCGTTTGATTTGCTTAATTCAGCTTTAAGCATTTCGTTTTCTTTTTTCAACGCTTCAATTTCCGAAAAGAAACTTTCTTTAATTGTGCTTTCAACTACTTTTTTAGGAGCGCTTTTAGCCGTTTCCATTTCTTGTTCTTTTTTCGCTTCTTCTTCGATAGGCTCTTCAACCTCTACTTCCTCTTCCTCTTCTTTTTCTTTTACTTCAGAAATAATTCCTTCTTCAACAACGATTAGCATACGGCCGTCCTCCATTTCGTATTCTCCTACTGGCACGGGTATTTTTTGTTCGTCTTCCGTTACTACGAATACTTCGTTACCAGCTTCAAACATATCAGCTTCAAGAACTGTTACGCCATCCATTAGTTTCATTTGTTCAAGTTTTACTTCCATTCCAAGTAAAGTTTTGATTTGATTGATTAGGCTATTTTTCATTTTTATTTTATTTATAATGATGTTTTATAATTACTCATTGTTTTGGCTAAATCTCCAATTGCTTTAGCGTTATTCATATAACCTTTAATTTCAGATTTTACTTTTTTCTCAACGCTTTCCATTTGCGGGTCTAAACCTAAACCAATTTCTTTTGCTTTTGCTTTTAATGCTTCCATATCTTGTAACGTAGCGTTTCCAAAAGCTGCAATAGCACTATAGTTATTATAAGCTTCAATAATAGCATTTTCAGCTTTATTTAATACTTTTTTTGCTACATCTCTTTGCCCTAAATACTTTTGAAAACTTGCTATAATGTCATCTCTTAATGCAAGTTCAACTTCGTGCGAAGCCAATTGTGTTTCTTCTTTGAATAGTTTTCCGAAAACTGTTTTTAGTGTATTCATAACTTATTAACTTTTAAAATTTTTACTTGTTCCTTTTTTAGCCGTTTTGCCGTACTATCGTGCGTACCCCGTTGTTATCTGTTACCGTTACATTTTGCGGCGTTACGCTGGCTGTTTTGCCTATCCCTTGCGCTTCTAAACTACCGTCGCAACAATCTTTGTGGTATTTTCCGTCTTTACATAGGCATCCGCGTTTACCACCACGGGGACTAACTTTACTTGCTGTTCTCATTTATTTATTATCTATTTGTTCTAACTTTCTTTGCGCCCACTCAATACCAGCGTCACCACCCCAACTTAACCACATTAAACGTCCGCAGCCGTCCCCTAATTCCTTTTGTGAATTTTCTTTGTGGCGTGCAAATGAAGCCATTCGTGAAATTGTTTCCCTACTTATGTTTTCGCCGTTTGCTAATTGATTAGCACGTGCTTTTCCTACGGGCGTACCACAGTCACCCCAACCGTTTTCTTCAGCGTAGCGTAATGCTATCTTCGCGTTTTCGCTTGCCTCTTTCGGATAGTCGTTATACGTTTCTAATTTAGTGTCCAGTATTTCTTTTAAGAATGCTATTATTTCATCTTCTTCGTTTTGTTGTAAACTCATTTCGTATTTGTCTACGAAGTGACCCTCAATACTAAATCCTTTTACTTCGCCGTCTTTTACCTTTTGCCAAACATCGTCGTTGTTTACTTTCATTGAAATCATCCAAGTTCCCTTTGGTAAATTAAAGTTGTATAAACGGCTTTTATCCGTCTTTTCGTCTTCAATTATCCAGCTTTCAACAACACTCATTCCGTCAAGCATTTTACGTTCGTGTTCGTATGTAGCGTTATTTTGATTTGAGCGCATTAAAAACAATTCACTTGCTTTGCGTACCGTATCCTCACTGAAGTAAATGTAAAATTCTTTGTCCTTGTTTCTACGGTAAATTTGTTTATTAGGTACTAAAGCCGCACCCATCAAAATACGTTTTTCAGCATCTACTTCTTTTAGTTCAACTTCGTGCTTTTTTAACGCTATAAAGTTTTCTTCGATCGCTGGACTTTCAACAACTGAAACCGCATTAATACCAGCTTCTAATTTTGTATCGTCAATCAGTAGTTCTATTATTTCAACTTTTGCCATAACTATTAAACTTATAATGTTGCGTTTTGTACTCTATTCCTATCCAAAGCCTGTGCGCTTGTTACTTCACCACTAACTACGTAAGCTTGTGTAGGTGTTTGTTGTAATTGTGCTAATTGATTAATACCGCTTGAACCTATTGTATTGAAATTCGCAGTCATAGGAGCAGCACCAGCGCCACCACCACCGCCAGAACTTGAAGTCGAACCACCACCGCCAGATGCTTTAAATTGACTCTTTGCAATCTTTGCTATATTAACGGCTGCAAAAGCACCAGC